AAGAAAAGCATAACTCGACCATTATTTTCAGGTACATTAGGGTCTGAAATAATATAAGCTGGTATAAACGCAACAAATTGTCTACGCATTTTTCTGTGATTTGCACTAGCTACTTTATTAGTAAAGTTAGTAGACTTTGCAAGTTCAAACTGATTGTTTGCATACTGACAGATAGGACAAGATTGCCATGCATTCTTAATATTAAGATATGGTGATGTAGGACAAGTAACAAAATCAACTGTTAACTTTCCATTTTCATCTCTATCATAAACTGTATGATTATACTGTTCTATAAAAGGTATATTACGATTACTATTTTCGTCTACAAACCATAAAAGTCTCATTCTGTAATAAGAACCTTCTGGTGTAGGTTTTGGTGTTAGAAAATTCTTCCACATTTGGTCATTATTATTTCTTGTATTAGCACCTGATTTTTTAAGTGCTTCTGTTAATGAACCTGTTGTTAACTTAATACTACTCATACTTTACTCCTAATCAATGTATACTTTAAAATCTTTTCTTTCCATAATCCAAGAACCACCAGTACTTATTGGCTCTTTTAAATTAATTACTGGTGATTGCATTGTTTTGCAACCAGTTAGTAAAAATGCACAATAAGTCACACTTAATACAATTAATATTTTTACTAATGTTTTCATAGATTATTATACTCATTATTTTATTTTTTTAATACTTTTTCTATATTTGTATTCACCACTGCTGATACACTTGGTAATTCTACACCTCGTATATCAACAAAAGCTTTTATTGTATTATCTCTTAAAGCATCTCTATGTTTTATTACTGTGTTATCTAGTATATTAGATATATCCGGTTCAATACTATACTTAATAGAGTTTAGAACTTTTACAGGTATGAGAGATAAAAAATACTTTGATAATCTACCTGTCGCAATGTGTAAGCCTAGAACTTCAGCTTTGATTGACTCTTCAATATATTCTTGTAAATTTTTTAAATCATTATCTTTACAAAACTTAACTATAAACTTCATACTCTTTAATGTTTTATCTACTATCTTTTGAGAGTTATTAAGTTCTTGACCTTTTTTGTGTCTATGTTGCCACATTTCTAAATTTGAAGGATTAATAAGTTGTTTAGGGTGGAAAAATTTACCATTAAACTTTTTAGCAACCATTGGAATATATTCATTTAGATTTATATCAAAATCATTTGCTATGATACACAACTTTTCATAGCAAACCCATTTCTTTATATCTTCTTTATGTTTATCAAAGTTTTTAAATCTTTTGATAAAAATACCTTTAGATTCTCTCTGATAATATTTCCAATATAACCAACAAACTTCTTCTGCTGTGTACTTCATAATTTAAAATGGATAACTAGGTCTTTCACTAATTTTTTCGTTAAGTTCTCTTTTTAAGTGTGGTGTTATTATAGTAGGATTATAATTATATGTTAATATAACTAAATATTTAAGATCAACTTTCATTCTGTTTAAGAAATCTATTAACAATTCTTTATCACGATATATATCTTTCATTTTAGAAATCATTTTTTCTTTTTTGAAAGACCCTGCATAATCAGACAGTGTATCTTCAAATAATTTCATATCTATTTTTACATGAGTCGATTGTTCTTCATCATTAAAAAAGTTCCCTAACATTAGAATAGTCCTTCAAAATTTTCATCTTCTTTTACCGAGTCAACTACACTACCTGTGTCATCACCTGACTGAACTAATTTATCAAAGTCGTCAATAACTAATGTTTCATAATCAATCGATAATCTATTTCTTATATGATTTTTACCATATCTGTTCTTCAAAAATTTAGCGTTGATGCAACCAGCTTCAATATCATCTTCTTCTTGAGAAAGTGCAATCACTACATCGGCCGTATGTGCAATACCTTTTGACTCACTCGTATTCTCAAGACCAATATTTGATGTGTTATATCCTTCAGTATTAACTTGTGTCGCAGTTACAACTGGTCTTTTAAATTTGGCACTCAAGGCTCTTAAGTCACGAGCAACATCACCGACTCTTTCATACATCGTAGAGTTATAAGTCTTGTTTTTAGGTAACATTAAATTTAGATAATCTACAAAAATAATATCAGGTGTTCTACCTATCGTCTTAATTAATTTATCTATATAATTATCAAGATTCATAGTTGTGATACTATTTTCTGGAAATCTTTTTACTACAAGTTTAGAACCTGGGTGTTGTGAAAAATATTTTTCAATCTTTGACTGAGAATCTTTTCTAGTGTCACGAAGATTATCAATATTGTTACCTGATATATGTGCAGAGAATCTTCTTTGATACATTTTTTCAGATAACTCTAAAGTGATAACTAAAGCAAAACCATTTTGATCTAAAACTTTCTTTGCAATATTTGACAACATCAAAGATTTACCTAAACATGGTTGTGCCATGAATACTAAAAGACAATCACCGTCAGATGAGATACCACCATTTGTAGTTCTATCTAAACAAGTTATGCCTAAAGGTATTTTAGATTCTGGACTACACAAGTCATCAAAGTGACCACCTATATCTTCAAAATAATCAGCACCTAAATCTTTATATAAAGTAAGACCTAATGCTTTCTCGAATGCTTCAATACATTTTGTTGGGTCTTTTTTAGATTCTATACGGTCAATATTATCCATGATTGCATAATATAAAGCTTTCTCACGAATAAAAGATAATACTTGTTTTTCAACAAATAGATTGTCTTGTTCATCACTTTTAGAAATGTCTAAATCTAAAGCATCATCAAAATAATCTAATACTTTTGATTTTTTGTTTTTAAGAGAATCATTTGTTTCTGATAACTTATCAATATAAGCAGACATCAAACTTCTATTAGGTACAGAGTCATACTTTCTGAAGTGTTTTAAACAAACACCTAATTGAAGTCTTATATCTTCATTTGAAAACCATCTTTTATCAAAAGTTTCTAAAAACAAATGTGTATAAGTTTGGTCTGTAAGAACTTTTTTAAGTATTAGAAGTTCAACTACATCATCTGATAAGTCCGGTTTTAAAGGAATATCGTTATCATATTTCGTATTCGACATAAGTTATTATACTTCTGTTTCTGAAACATTCAACTCATCAATTTGATTAACTGAAGAATACGCCAATTCTTTTTTAGATGCTTCATTAAACTCATCTAAAAACGTATGCCATATTTCATCGTTGTTAAGTAACTCACCTCTTTGAACTTTCTTATCTGAATAAGAAGGGACTTCATACCAAGCACCAGCTTGTTTGATAAAACCATAATTTACAGCAGGTTCAATCAAGCCGTCCCATTTATCGATACCTTTAGAAAAATCAATATGCATTTCTGCTTCTACGAAAGGTTTAACTAATCTGTTTTTCACAGTGAAAAATCTTAAGTCTGCACCATTATAATGACCACCATCAGGTCCTTTATCTTTCTTTTCAGCTTTTTGTAAAGCTTTTGTACATTGAATAGTTACTGTGGCAACATATGCCAGTTTTTTACCACCTGATTGAGATTTAATCTTTTGTGTGAACATAGAACCAGGGTCATCGTATACATGATTAATTGCAATGAATGTAGTATCTGATTTTAATGCAGGTATTGTAGTAGACTGCATCAAACCATTACACGCTCTTGCTCTCAAACCCATGTCTGTTACTTGTTTATCTTTTTCAATCGCATCAGTATAAAACTTTTCAGTAACAAGATTACCAAGTGAATCTAATATAATTAAAAACTGATCTTCTGGGTTATCTTTCTTATGCTCAATAATTGAATCATAAATTTTATTCACCATTGCAGTTGTTTCTTCAACTGTGTTTACAAGAACGTGTTCTATTCTACTTAAATCACAACCTAAGTTTTCAAAAAATGTTTTAAGTCCACCACCTTCTGAGTCAAGATAAAATATATGTTTGAAACCTGAGTCAAGTGCATTTTTTATGATTTGTGCGGCGATTAGTGACTTACCTACACCAGACTCACCACCAAATAAAACATTTCGACCTTGAGGTATACCACCTTTAATATCTCCTGAAATAATTCTATTAAGTGCCATACAACCTGTATCTATATAACTACTTATTTCTCCATAAACTGATTCGGTGAATGTTGTACTACCTGTTCTTTTTCTTATAGTACTCATCATTTTATTAAAGTCGCTTGACATAACATTTACTCCTTGTGATTATAACCTTTTATTTTTTCTTTTAAAAACCCGTAGTAAGCAAACAGATATGATGATATGTATAAATCACTTGTTCGTTTGCTTCTGTGTTTTACAATTTCATATACAAGATTATACTGATTGTTATGCATTTTTTTAATTTTCATTTTATTAATAAATTCTTTTTTACTTTTAATATCTAATAGATGCATTATTCTTTTTTGTATTTTATCTTGAGACACTATTTTGAGTGTTATGTTTTTTATCTCAGTCATACCTGATAACATTCCTATGAACTGATTATATAATGCAAACTGTTTTTGATGTTTTGAAGTTACTTCATTTATGTGAACAATAATGTTTTTTTGGTCTTTTATATATTTCATAATATTCTTATACACATATAAAATATCATCATTGTAATCAAACGACCAAAACATAGGACACATTTCATTTGGATTATAGAAACAAACTAAGCAACCTAATTTAGGTTTAAAAAATACACCTATATAATTCATAATCAATTTAGCCGGAGTAACCTGAAGTTGCTCCTGAGACTGTTGCTCCTTGTCCAGATACTGAATAAGAAATTACACCACTTGGTACACCACTTAATATACCTGTTAGTGAAGAGTTTCTAACATTTGCCCAATAATCACCTTGAACTTCTGCGTCTGCTCTTACATCATCACCAGATGCTGGGTACATAATTAAAATACCACCTTTATTATCAACGAAATAAACTTCATTTCCATTCATTGTAAATTTATCACCAACATTTAGATCAAGATTTAAGTCTTGTAGATAACCAGAAGTAACATAATCTGGACTACCACTTGTAAGACCACTAATAGGTAAACTATCATAATAAGCTGGGTCGATTTTACCCGATGCTATAATAGTTTCAAAATCAGAGAACTTAGTTCTTGTAGGTACAGCATAGAAGTGACTCAAACTATAAATGTCACCATAGTATGTATCATCATCAAGCAAGTAACCTCTTGAAGCACACAAACTCTCAGCAGTGGTAAATCCACTTGTGAACGGATTACTATTAGATTGTGATAGTAATTGTTGTACACCTATAGAGAATAAATTAGGATAGATGTTAAATTTCTTAATTAGTTTTTGTTCATCTAGTTTGTTTTCTGTTCCTGCCCACATCCATGTTTTAAAAGTAAAATCTGTTTCAGCAACGATTAACTCAGCATCTTCAAAAGAAGTTTCAGAATTATCTGTTTCAGTTATATTACCATTCCAAATAACTTCGTGTTTTATAACTTGTCCAGGAAGTTTAGGATGTGGTGTGTTAACAAAGAACGATTGATTACAAAAAGGTATAAAGTTTGAAAGCATTCTGTCCATATCAGATTGTGTTTTTGCAACTAGTGTTAACTGAAAAGTTAAATCCATAGGATTAGGTGGATAAAAATTATAATTTAAATCACTACCTGTTGTCTTAAGTAAATATCTATTCAAGTCTGATACTCTAGAAGTATCTCTAGTTATACCTGTTCTAACAACTGCGATTAAAGGTGGTTTAATAGGACTTCTAGCTGGGTTTTCTAAAGATTTAAATATTCTACTTCTTCTACCATTTAAAAGTTTAACTTTAATTAATTTACCACTTGCTCTTCTTATAGTTATATCATTGAACGCATCCATGAACATGGCAGTTGCGTGAAGTATTTCTCTATTATAGGACTCTGTTTTCATAATATATGGTATTTACACAACACACATATATCTTTCTGATTTATAACTATATTAACCTTCTAATAAACTAGATAAAACCCATATCTTGACGAATGACTCTTCGTCTTTAGATGTGATTTTTTGTGTGCTTACTAAAGCTTGAATATCAGGTAATGTCATTTCGATTTCATCGATAGACTCGAATAAGGTAAACATATCCATTCTGTTGAAGTTTAACACAACATCTTTTTCAAGACTACCTGATTGAATTTGACCAAAGTCTACAGTAATAGCATTTGAATAAGGGTTAGAACGATTGTTTAACTCTGCTTTCATCTTTGAAGGATTATTCTCATCTGCAAACAAATAAATTCTTGCAACATTTTGGTCAGAGAATATAAAAGAAGACCTACGAAGTTCTTTAATATTATCAGCAGTTGTAACAAACTTACATTTTTCATTTAGTACTGAATTAAATTCTTTATCTACATAGTTTAAGATAACTTCTTCTTTTACTAGAGAAAATTTAGATTTAAAAGGTTTAGATTTTATATTAATAAAACCAGAGTCTACTTCTAAATCTATTTTATCGTTTTCACCTAATTTACTTTGTGCTATTTGTAAAACTTTTACAAAACTAGGAAGATCACCAATACAGAAACTAACTTCTTCATCTGAAGAAATAGAGTTTGTAGTCATTTTAAGTCTTGCGACTGGATTTTTAGAAAGCACTTTAGCTTGTTCTTTTTCTACTGTAACTTTAATACCTTCAACTGCTGAAGATAAAGCTTTCATAGATTCAATGAACATATCGAAATTATTAATATTAAGTTTGTTAGCCATGTAAATCTCCTTATTTTGTTTAATAGCTTCTCTATTATAGTCATTAGTAATTTTTTTTATAATGATTTTTTCAGTAAATAATTATATGAAACCGGAACAAGCCATAAAGAAGATATTTGATGATATTCGTCATTGTCACCTCACAGAAGCAGAGATGAAGATATACAATGACCAAAGAAAACGAGGTGTAAGAATAGATTTTACTACCATGGATTTGTTCCTTAGAAAGAATTTAGTAGAATTAGTTTTTGACAGAAAAATACCTAAACAAGGGTTTAAAAAACATAGACATATGTTATGTACAAGAAACTTTTATCTAGCAGAAAAATTGGCAAAGATAAAAGGTAAGTCTTTGAGTGTTAGTATGCCACTTTCTAAAAACTACTATCGTAAACGAAGTATGTTACTAGTTTGGGATATTGTTTTTAATGATTGGCGAATGATTAGCTTAGAAAATAAACAAAAATTTAGTATAATAGATTATGTACCTTTTAAGACAAAAGAACAGTATAAACCAGTCGCTGAGGTATATGTAAAAGACTTTAAAGTTATTAGAGATTTAAATAGCACAGTAGCAAAATCGTATTGTAATACAATAAGACAGGTATAGTTATGAAAGAAATTTTAGTTGTTGGTCTAGGTGAAATAGGCACATCGGTAAAAAATATTGAAGAACAAGCTGGTAATAAAGTTTATGTTTGTGATTTAGATGTTGATAAAAATAAATTTAATGAAACAAACAAATATGATGTCATTCATGTTTGTATACCCTATAAAGGATATGATTTTGTTGATACTGTCGTAGAATATTGGAAAAAATATGATTCACCAATGTTTATTATACACTCAACGGTCCCTGTTGGTACGACAACTTTAATAGAGGGTTATGGAGTTCCAGTTGTTCACTCTTTTGTTCGTGGTGTTCATCCAAATCTAGAAGAAGGACTTTTAACATTTGAGAAGCCTGTTGGTTCTTCAGACAAAGATTTTTCTTTAAAAGCTAGTAAGCATTTAGAATCACTAGGTATTAAAACAAAAATACTTTCAAGTTCAGAAACATCTGAATTATCTAAAATACTATCAACCACCTATTATGGTTATAATATAATATTTGCGAAGATAGTAAACGAGATGTGTAAGCAAGAAGATGTTGATTTTGATGAAGTTTACACTTGGGCAAATGAAACATACAATCAAGGATACAAAGAACTTGGTAAAGAAAACGTAATTAGACCGGTACTTTTTCCTCCAGAAGGAGAGATTGGTGGTCATTGCGTAGTCCCTAATTTCAAATTACTTCCACCAAATGATTTATCAGAATGGTGCATTTCACAGAACTCTAAATAAATTGTATAATAAAATATGGTAGATGTAGAACAATCATTTTGGATTCAACAGAGAATAAAGCAAGGTGTACATAAATGTTCTGATCAAGGAAGTCAGTTAAACATGAGATGTTTTGTTTGTGGTGATTCTCGTAAAAATCAATCAAAGAGAAGAGGTTATTATTATAAAGGCACCTGTTCTTATTATTGTTTTAACTGTGGTACTCATTTACATGGTGTTAAGATTGTATCAACTCTTGAGAATAGACCATTCAAAGAAGTTAAGTCTGAGTATCTAATGGAAATCTCTCCTCTTCCTC